ATTTCTGGTACCAATGCCGGACAAGGTACTCAAGGTCTACAAGGTGTTCAAGGATTAAGTAATCAAGGAATTTCTGGTACCAATGCCGGACAAGGTACTCAAGGTACTCAAGGACTTCAAGGAAGACAAGGTGTTCAAGGATTCACCGGTCAATCAGGTCCTTCAGATGGAATACTATGTACAAATACAACTGAAGGTACTTATTTTCCAGTATTTGTAGAAGAAGCAGAGGCCACAACAACTCCAAGAATTAGAAGTACTGCTACAGCATTTACTTTTAATGCTGGCACTGGAGATTTAACTGTTGGAGGAACAGTAACTGCAAACTCAGATGAACGAATTAAAACTAACATAAAAACTATCAAAGATGCTTTAAATAAAATTAAAGCACTTAGGGGAGTTTCTTATGTTAGAACTGACACTGGAGTTAATTCAATTGGACTAATTGCTCAAGAGTTGGAGAAAGTGATTCCTGATTTAGTAATTGACAATAAAAATTCAGGATTAAAATCTATAGCTTATCAAAATTTAGTTGCATTACTAATTGAAGGAATTAAAGAGTTGGCAGAAAAAGTTGAAAGATTAGAAAATAAATAGATAAAAATCAACTTATAAATAAAAATAAGAAGAAGTACATGGGATTCCGATGCCTTTAAGTCGTTTAGAAAATTTTCTTAGGAATACTGACGGTAATATTTTATACGTTAACCCCAGTGATCTTGATGCGACAGATTCTATTGAAAATCAAGGAAACTCATTAACAAGACCCTTTAAAACAATTCAACGAGCACTTTTAGAAGCAGCAAGATTTTCATATAATATTGGATTAAACAACGATAGATTTGATAAAACCACTATTTTAGTATACCCTGGAGTTAATTTTATTGATAATAGACCTGGATACGTTGTAACAACTGCGGGTAATAGTTTCTTAGAATTAGATCCAAATCTTTCTCCAACTACGACACCTGCTTACACTGCAGCATCTTTAAGTGAACTATCATCATCTTCAAATTTTGATATTTTCAGCCCGACAAATGATCTTTACAAATATAATTCAAGTAGTGGTGGAGTTATTCTACCTCGTGGTACTTCTATTATTGGTTTAGATCTTCGTAAAACTAAAATTCGCCCACTATTTGTTCCTGATCCTGAGAATGATCTAATTGCTAGATCATCTATTTTTAGAATCACTGGTGGATGTTATATTAGAGAATTTACAATTTTTGATGGTGATCAAAATGGAGTAGTTTATAAAAACTATAAAACTGATTTAGTCACTCCATCATTTTCACATCACAAACTTACGGCATTTGAATATGCTGATGGTGTCAATCCTTTAAATAAAGTAAGTATTGGTTCTACAACATCATCATTTACTGAACTTCAAATGTATTACATTAAAGTTCAGAAAGCTTATGGGCAAAGTTCTGGTCGAGCAATTGGTGACTTCCCAACTACTTTAGACTTAGAAGTTATAAATCCAGAATTTAGAATTGTTGGTAATGTAAATCCTACAGATATTGGAATTAGTAGTGTTACATCTATAGGAAATCTTGCAACAATTGACACCACAACTGGACATGGATTAATTGTAGATGATTCAGTTAACATTGCAGGAATTTCCTCAAATCTTTATAATGGAACTTTTACAGTTGTTGGTATTACTAGTGAAAAAAGATTCTCATATAAGTTATCAGCAACTCCTGCAAACCTTGGGCCATCATTAACAGGATCTTCTAAGGTTGTTCTTGAAATTGATAATGTTTCTGGAGCATCTCCTTATATTTTCAATACTTCATTGAGATCTACATTTGGAATGTGTGGTCTTCATGCTGATGGGTCAAAAGTATCTGGATTTAAATCTATAGTTATTGCACAATATACTGGAATTGGATTACAGAAAGATGATAATGCATTTGTTCTTTATGATAAATCTACAGGGTCTTATAAAACTGAATCTCAAATCAGTGATGTAACCCAAAAACCTTTACATTTAAATACAAATGCAGTTTATACCCCAGATTATGAAAACTTTCACATAAAGGTATCTAATAACTCATATATTCAAGCAGTTTCTGTATTTGCAATTGGATTTGCTAATCAATTTATAACTGAAAGTGGTGGTGATTTAGGACTTACTAACTCAAACTCTAACTTTGGAGCAAAATCTTTAATATCTAAAGGATTTAGATCTGATGCTTTTACTAGAGATAACACTGGGTACATAACACATGTAATCCCACCAAGAGATGAAACTCCAAATGATACTGCAGTTTCTTGTTTTAGTTTAAATGTTGGGTTGACAACTAATCCTGTTGGTGGAGCAACAACATCTAAATTATACATTTTTGGATTTAATAATATTGATGTTCCTCCCAATGAAAATGTAAGTGGATTTCGTATTGGATCAAAAAATTCTGATACATTTAATGTTGAAATAAACGATGTTGCAGTTACAACTCCAATTCTAATGCCAATTCCTGGTGCTGGAGATGGGCCTTCTGCAAGGAAAATATTTACAGTTTCTAGAAATAATAATTCTAATGTTATTAGTTCAAATATTTTAACTTTAACATCAAATCACAACTTCTTTAATGGTGAAAGTGTTAGAGTACTATCAGATGACGGATATGTACCAGATGAACTGGTAAATGATGGATTATATTTTGTAATTACAAATACATTTGATGGCAGTCTAACTGCAAATACAATTAAACTTGCAGCAACTTTTAACGATGCAACTGTAGGAACACCATTCCCAGTTAGAATTACCAATACTGTTGGTGGTATTCTTAGTATTGAAAGTAGAGTAACTGATAAAAAACCAGGTGATCTTGGTCACCCAATCCAATTTGATACTACAAATTTAAATTGGTTTATTGTTGGATCTGGAACTACGACTCAAAATAAAATTAATCAATCATTTATCACAAACAGATCTACCTTAGGGGATCAAAGTAGTTTAGGATTTGTACTTAGAAAATCTGACAACAGATTATTAAATGATAGAATTTATAGACTTAGATATGTAATACCAAAAGAATTTATAAATGCAAAAGAGCCTAGTGTAAGTTATATTCTTCAGGAAAGTTCAACTGTTGGAGTATCAAGTGTTTTAGAATATAGTGAAGTTGGAGACACAACAAAACAGAGAAATGTAAAAATTATTGCAAACGCAGTTTACGGATCAAATATTATTACTTTTACTACAGAAAAACCACATGGGTTTAATGTATCTGACGTTGTAATTGTTAATAAAGTAATAAGTTCAGATAATCTTACAGGAGTAGGACAATCTGGTTATAATGAGACTTATACAATTACAAGTGTTCCTACCACTAAAACTTTTAAAGTTACTACAGCAAAAACAACTCTAGGTTCATTTGGGAATGAAATTTCGTCAAGGGATGTTAATCTTCCAACTGTTTCTCGTAATCAATATAGGAATACTTACTTAATTAGTAGTATTGATACTATACAACAATATATTTCAGGTGAAAGGGATGGAATATATCATTTAATTTGTTTAGATGGAAGTGTATCTCCATCAACATCTGATGGTACATTTAACAGTGAAAAACTACATCAAAACTTAGGAAACTTATATCCTACTATAGATCGGGACAATTATAATTCAGATCCTACAATTGCTAGAAGTTTTGTAATTCCTTATAATATTGGTGAAGTTATTGTAAACGATTCTAGAGATAGTATTACAAAAGAAAGTTCTGTAAATTATTATAAGGACAATCAAATTGGATTTGGAATTACAAATGCAACTTCAAATGCAAGTGGTATTACAACTATTTTTACCAATATAGAACATAACTTAAACACGATCACATCACTTTCAATAACAAATGCTGGAAGCGGATATGGATCAGGAATTGCAACCTTCCTTTATAATGTTCCTCTTGTAGGAACTGGTATTACTGGTGATGGTGCCACTGCTAAGATTAGAGTAGAGGCTGCTGGAACAGTTACCTCAGTTGAAATTATTGATGGTGGATCTGCTTATGGTGTAGGTAATACTATGCGAGTAAGCACTGGTAATGCTATTGTATCTGTGACTACAATTAACAGTAACATTAACAGCGTTGCAGAAGTAGTTGGAGTAGGTACAACTACCAATAGATTTAATAGTGATTATAATGGCGTATATAGAATTATTGGAATTAATAGTACAAGAAGCATCACATATCAAGTTCAAGATGGTGCAAATACTAACATTAATGCTGGTATCTTTACTTCAGTAAATGGATACGAAGGTTTACTATTTGTATCTGATAAAGCAGTAGGTGTAAGTACCATTGGTTATGGCAATAGTAGTGTTGGAATAGTTACTGTTACTACTCAATCTGCACATGGATTGATATTAGGTAATAAATTTAAAATAGTTGGTGCAGCACAAACAATTTATAATGGAACATATGTTGTTAGAGAAAGAGTTGGGTTAAATACCTTCTCATTTGAAATTGGAGCTGGAACAAGCAATCCTGCATTTACTACTAATAGTGGAGTATTTGTACTTAAGCAATCTTTTGCTTCCCAAAAATCGGAATTTCAAGATAATTCAGAAAAAATTGCAGGTAGATTAACTCCATTTTATGCAGGATTATCTACAACTCTTGGGGAATCTCAAACAGGAACTGCGACTACAATTAAATTTACATCTTTGACTGGAATTTCTACTGGTGATTATTTTCAAATTGATAATGAAATTCTAAGAATTAGTAGTGGATTAAATCCTTCCACTGGAGTTGCAAATGTTCTGCGTGGTGTTCTTGGAACTAAAGCAGAATCTCATGAAAATACAGCAGTTGTAAGAGAAGTTAAACCAGTTGCTACTGAATTGAGGAGATATTCTACTGTTAGAGCTTCTGGACACACATTTGAATATCTTGGATTCGGACATGGTAATTATTCTGTTGGATTACCACAAAGACAGTCCAGAGTTCTGACTATAAAAAATCAACTTTTAAGTCAAGGAAAGCAATCTGACGGTGGATCTGTTGCTTATACTGGTATGAATGATACTGGTGATTTTTATATTGGAAATAAGAGAATTAGTTCTACAAATGGAGAGGAGGAAACTTTAAATGCTCCTATCCAAAATTTCTTAGGAGAACAAATTTCTTCTTTATCTGTTAATTTTGATGATGTTACGATTAAAAATAGTTTAACTGTTCAAGGAGGAACTACTGGAAGAGTAATTAGTGAATTTAAAGGTCCAGTTAACTTTATTAAGAAAGTCACCTTAAGTTCAAGTGATGGTTTAGAAGTATTTAAATTAAAAATTAAGGGAGAATTATCCCAAGCAAGATCCGTATCTTACGCTGGAGATTCCATACCCTCAACCTCTCCAGATTCTCAAGGTGATATTTTATTTAATGGTAATGCTACATCTGGACAATACGCTGGATGGATAAACACCGGTAATTCTGCAAATGATTGGAAAAAGTTTGGATTAATAAGTAGATCTGATGAAGAAATATTTGTAACACCAGATCGGATTGGTATTAATAGTGCTGGTCCCTTACGAGGTCTTCCTGCGGCTGGAATTCTAACTGCACTCCTAGATGTTCGTGGTGGTGGAGTTTTTGATTCTCTTCGTGTGATTGGAAATGTTGAATTTGTAAATGGTGCTACATTTGCGTCAATTAATTTTACAAATTTGGATGTAACTGGTACTGCTTCTTTTACAGGTACAACAGATTCAACTACTCCTGTAACAGGTATTGTAACTGTTGCTGGTGGTGTTGGTATTAATAAAAGTCTTAACGTTGGTGCTGGATTATCGGTAAGTGGTGTTGGTACTTTTGCACAAAGTCTTAACGTTGGTGCAGGATTATCGGTAAGTGGTGTTGGTACTTTTGCACAAAGTCTTAACGTTGGTGGTAACTTTAAAGTATCTGGTATTTCTACTTTTGTTGGTAATGTAACCTTTGAAGGTGGTACAATTAGTCTTGGTGATGCTGCTACTGATAACGTAGTATTTGCTGCGGATGTAAATTCTAATATTATATCAAATACTGATGCTACATTTGATATTGGTTCTAGTAGTCAAAAATGGAAAGATGCTTATTTCTCTGGTGCAGGTAATTTTGGATCTATAACTATCAATGATACAACTCAATCCACAAATAAGGACACTGGATGTTTAATACTTCAGGGTGGTATTGGTGTTGAGAAGAATCTTAATGTCGGTGGATACCTTAATGTTACTGGTGTTACAACTATTAGCGACGCAACTCAATCCATAAGTAAGGACACTGGATGTTTTGTAGTTGAAGGTGGTATTGGTGTTGAGAAGAATGTTTCTATTGGTGGGTCATTTATTGGAGCAGGAACTATTCCAATTGGTGGAATTATAATGTGGTCTGGGTCGATTTCAAATATTCCATCAGGTTGGGCACTGTGTGATGGTATTACTCTCAATACTCCAGACCTAAGAAATAGATTTATTGTTGGTGCTCATAGTGGTGTTGGAATTGGTACTAGTGCCACTGCTGGTCCAGGAATTTCTACTGATGCTGCAACAAATCCAAATTATACCCCTGGTAATTTTGGAGGAGAAACTTCTCATCAACTCACAATTGCAGAACTTGCTGAACATAATCATGCATTAACTAGTATAATTGGTGATGGTGGGGGGATTAATGTTGGTTCTACTGGTCACCAAATGAATAGCACTCCTGGCAAAACCACTGAGCCAACAGGCAGCAACAACTACCACGAAAACAGACCTCCATACTATGCACTTGCCTTTATTATGAGAACTTTATAAATATCTAAAAGTATATCCAACCGATGGCAAAACCATATGAATTTCAAATTTATTCATAATTCAAATTAACCATGTCAGCTTTAGGTAGTACTAATTTAACAGGATGTAATAGTATTCCAGACTTTATTGCTGCTGGATCTTTGATGCTATTTCAACAAACATCAGCACCTACAGGATGGACTAAACAAACAACACACAATGATAAGGCACTTAGAGTTGTAAGTGGTGCTGCTTCTTCTGGAGGGACTACTGCATTTACTTCTGTTTTTGCATCTAGAATACCTGCTGGTACTGTTGATTCTACTACATTAACAACAGCTCAAATTCCTAGTCATAGTCACACAGTTAGTAATGTTTGTACTTTTGCAGGGGATATTGATGATCCAGGTGGTGGTGGAAATAATCATGCCAATACTGTAGAACTGGGTACTAGTTCTGTAGGTGGTGGAGAATCTCACACTCACTCATTTACTGCAACTGCAATGGACTTTGCAGTTCAGTATGTAGATTTAATCATTTGCTCTAAGGACCCATAAAAATTGACAAATATTACATATCATACTAAAATTAATCAATCCAAAAAACAAGTACTATGAGACTAATAATTATTCCATCAGATAAATTTGTTTCAATAGATAATGAAGGCATTCATGGTGTGGATATGTCTTGGATTCCTGAATTTACTGGAGAATCTGGAATATCTACATCAGTACATGCAGTGCAGTGGTATGGTGATCATGGAGAAATTGAATTAAAATCTAGAGATAGAAATATAGTCATAACAGAATTGGGAGTTATTGAAGAAGCAATAACCAAATATCAAGAAAGGAAATTAGAGATTGTAGAACAAATCAGATTAGAACAAATCAGATTAGAACAATATCCAGTAGAAATACAAACCAATATTTGACATATAAACATTGTAATTTATTTTAATACTATAGATAATTATGACACAAATCAAACCTGGCAAATATTGCCCTTTAATTAAAAAAGATTGTATTGAACTAAAATGTTCTTGGTTTACCCAAATTCGTGGGATAAATCCAAATACAGGAAATCCAGTAGATGAATGGGGTTGTGCAATTACTTGGATGCCTACTTTATTAATTGAAAATTCCCAACAGCAAAGATCTACAAGTGCTGCTGTAGAAAGTTTTAGAAACGAAGTAGTAAAAGGTAATCAAGAAAATCAACAACTGTATATTCAATCAATACAACAAGGTATTATTCCTACACAAATAACACAATTAAACATTTTAGAATCTGAATAATGAATTAAAACTGTGTTATAAATAACATAGGACTTATATAAGTCTTGTTTCTGGTAAATACCGACATAAAGCCATATGGCAACACCCATAATAAAACTTAAAAGATCTTCTGTTCCTGGGAAGAAACCAACTGTAAATGACTTACCTTTGGGGGAACTTGGTCTTAATACTAATGATGGTAAGGTTTATATTC